ACTGTCCATCGCAGTCTGTGCTGGTCTCGCGAATTCGTTGGGCGTCGTCGATTTCCTCAATTCCCCCAACGACACGGCCACCGAAGATGAGCAACCGGAGGCTGAGAGAAGCAGCGAGGAGGATTGCGAAGCCTCGGCGGACCAAGAAATGGAGAAAGGGATCGTCGACGCGTACCGAGGCTTCCGGTCCCCAGAAGATGGATCCTTCGCTGATGGACCAGTCAAGGATTCGGACGCGATCGAAGGCTAGGAGTAAATCCTCGCCCGTCTCTCGAGCTCGGAGAGGACGTCGCGTTCGCTGAGTCCGTGCTGCATGATCAGCATCGTAACGTCGAGCATGATCTCATTGACCAGCCCTAAGGTGCCGGGACCAACCGTGTGCCTTAGGGCTGGTGTGCTTGCGCGACTGCAACACCACTTCAGAAAGCCGATGCGGCCTTCTGGGGAAAGCTTCTCCAACGCGGAGATAATCTGCTTGCGGTCGTCCTTGTTGTCGAACGTGATCTTCTCGGTGGTCATTGTGCAAGTGAGTCCGAAATCGTTGGTGATGTTGCGCTGGGCATTTGGATTCCGTAGGCCTCGCGGAACTTGTCCTGGAACAGCCCGCGAACCACAGTGATCGTCGACTGCCATGTGTCCCGTCGGCGGAAGTTTGTGCTCCCTGGGACGATGACATACCCGACGCCGTTGTGCCAAGTCGGGGTCAGGATGAACAGGTCGTCGACCTTGGCGGTGACTGTCCCACCCCACGTTCCAGACGCCTGAATGTAGATCTTGGCGTCCGTCGGTGCTGTGAATGGGATCGTGAAGTAGAAGCTCTTGAGAACCCACGTTGCGGGCGTCTCGAGTGACATGTCGATCGTGAGCTTCTCGTCGAGACCTGTCCCGTCAACGCCAACGATAATCGAGCTCGTGGTGTGCGGGTAAAGCCAGAACGACACCATGTAACCGCCACGGTCGTTGAGCGAGATGTCTTGCTCGAGCCTGATGTTGGCTGTTGCCGCATCACCGATGATCTCGACAGCGTAATCCCCGCGGTACGCACTGGCGTTCGACTGGACGTTGGTCTCGTCGCCAGTCGCAATGGTCCACCCCGAAGGAACGTCAGTCCCGTTCTGGTCTTCGACCGTGTCGAAGCTGCCGTTCGAGTTCAACGCCAATGCTGCGGCCGTCTGGATGGACGGTCCGGTGCCGGTGCCGTAGTCGCGAGGTCCCCACTGCTCACCGGCGAGTTGTCCGTGGATCTGGAACTGTTCCTGTCCGGGCGTTAGCCCGTCGCCTTCGTCGGCGATGCAGCGGATCGTCGTCACGTCATCGATCGTGACTTCCGATGTCAGCCCGACATAGTCAGGTCGAGATTGAACATTAGCAGACGGTGCCGTAATTCCGTCCATGACCTGTGTTGTCAGGATCGAGCCGTTCCCGACCGGAGTCCCGTACGCACTGAAACTGCCCACGGTTGCGACGGATTCTTTGATCGTCTGGCTCTGCATCAACATGTCATCGAATAGCCGGTCGAGCACCGTCGTCAGGGAGTTGTCGGGCAAGTCCAACGCGTCGATGACGTCATCCAGGTCGGTGAGGCTGTTCGTGATGTAGCCGACCAACTCAGCCGAGAGCCTTGCGTAGTTCGATTCGAACCCGTTGTACGTCCCGTAGATGCCCTGGACCGGCCGAGTGTTTCCGTTCGTTTCAAATGGCGACTTTAGCGTGTCCCTGCGTGACTCAAGGCCTTTCGAGTCCGTTCGGAACGTGTTCATCTCCTTGACGATCGCACCGATGTTCGTGAACAGGTTCGTGTAGTTGATGGCCATTTACAGGGAGCTCCTTGTTACGTGTAAGGGCGAACACTACACGCATTCGCGTTGACTTCTCTTGAAAAACAGTCCTAGCATCGCTTGACACTACACGATCTGCCGGAGGCCGAACGAGTGAAGTTCTGGAAAGACATCATTGCACCGGGCGTCCAAGTCCTGCCAGATGGAAGTCTACTCAAAGTCACCGAGAGTGACGTAGCCCACTGGCGAGACACGATGGCCCGGATGAAGGAAAAGGGGATCAAGATACCTGTTCCGTGGGAGCACCCTGACCGGTCAGACCCGCTCGGGAAGCCGATGTCTCGTAATGAAATGCGATCCAGGAATCGCGAGCTCGCAAAGCTGAATGCTGGGTGGGTCGATGACTTCCGGATTGGTGATGACGGGTCGCTGGAAGTCTGCATGGACATCCCCATGGAAGACGACGCCAAGCGGCTTGAGCAGGTTGGTGGGTACGTTTCACCGGCAATCTCCAAGGGGTTCATCGACAGCCGGGGGGATGTTTGGGAGAACGCGATCACGCACGTCGCGCTGACGTCCAAGCCTGTGATCAAGGATCAGCGGGATCGATTTACCCCGGCAGATTCAAACACACTCACCTTGTCGACTCTCGATTACGACACCATCACGCTCTCGGGACCAGAAATGATCGAGTTGTCGTTCGACGAAGGAAAGCACAAGCGAGCCCCCAAAGGTGGAGTCACTTTGAAGGGCACGTTCTATCCTGGCGGGAAGTTCATCCCCAAGGAGGTCATCGAGGGCCTCAGCAAGGGAGAGAAGAAGAAGCTTGAGTCTGGGACGGAGAAGCAGTCCTACGAATACAAGTGGCCCGAAGGCAAAGAGAAGGGAGGTGATCCCGAATCTGCTGACGGTGGTGACTCCGCATCAGGTAAGGCTGGCGAAGAGAGTGGGGACACCAAGAAGAGGGGGTCCAAAGTCGATCCTCCAAAGAAGCTCAAGAATGGGAAGATGCTGTGGGATGGACTGGAGTGGGACGAAGGCCTGCTCAACAAGACGATCCCGGTCAAGCCCGGCGAAGGCAGCGAGATCAAGGAAGGCCTGCTTGATAGCGAGTACGAGTGGCTGATTCGCAACGCGAAGACGACTCACATCAGCGCGGGGATCAACCCGGAGAAGGAGTACCTCGCAGGAAGCGATGCCGACACCGAAGGCAAGGTTGAAGTCACCGAAGAGGAGATTCGAGAGCGGTACGACAAGCTCGAGCGCATCCTTCAGAACCAGGGTTACCGGTACACCAAGGGCACCGGTTACTACGGTGGCGAAGAAGAAACGCTGATCGCGTTCGTGCCGAACTCCGAACGCAAGAAGATGTCGGAGATCGGGTCAGCATTGAACCAGGACAGCGTCCTGTTCACTGAGGGGGGCGTTGCGAGCCTCTACTACACGACCGGGGAGCACAAAGGCAAGGCAATCACGCTTGATGAGTTCAAGACCGCTCGTGAAGCAAAGGACTTCTACACGTCCGTCTTCATGAAGAGCGGCGAGTCTGACGAATCTGTTGAGGTCAAGTACCAGTTTCCTTGGCCTGAAAATGACACCCCGGAATCCATGCTCCTCAGCCGAATGGGAGAAGACATGCCGATGGACAATGAACGAGAAGACGAAGTGGATGCCACGTCGGCATCTGATGTGACGTCGGAAGATTCGAACGACGACGGCATCAACGATGATGACCAGGACGGCATGCCCGGTCCTGGAGAAGATGGTGACGAATCGAACGCCAAGGTTGTTGCGGCTTTGGCTGAGCTCGGCGTGGTCGTTCCGGAAGGCACCAAGCTTTCCGGGGACCTGAATACGCTGCTGGCAGCAATCATGACCTACAAGGCCGTGAAAAAAGAAGGCGGCAGCGGAGACAACAATGGCGACGGTGAAGGGATGGGCGACAGCCTGTCTGACACCGGAGAAGATGAGGAGAACACCACCGTGCTGAACCTGTCTCAGCTTGCGAACAAGAACCCCCGCCTCGCCAAGATCCTGGGCGATGCCCGCGAGGCGAAGATCCAGTCGTACCGGTCGCGGATTGACGACCTGATCAAGACTGGCCGTGCCACCCCGCAGATGAAGGAAGGGTGGGAGGAACAGCTCGGGTCTATCCAGCTCAGCCTGGATGAGAACGAAGAAGACGACAAGACCGAGCTCGACATCCAGCTGTCGACCCTGGAAGCACTGCCGGAGAATGCCGGTCCACTGCCCACCGGGGACAGCACGTCAGACAACATGACGGAGTTCTTCGACGTCAAGCTGATGGTCGACCCTGAGGGTGCGATGTCCGAGGAAGAGGCCAAGGAAGTGGCTGACGAACTCCTGGGCTACCACCCAGCCATTGAGAAGTAACGCACCGCCGGGTGCTGTGCTGAGCTTTTGTTTTTCAGTTCTCAAGTTCACGAGGTAATGACATGTCAAGTGGTGCAACCGGCGGATTCGCGGTCCCGGGTTTCCAGGACGCTCGCGAAACGGTCGAACGAAGCATTCTGTGGGGTCAGGCAGGAAATGAGCGGCCACCGGCCATTCTGTTCCGCGCTGTGATCGATTCCGCCACCGTCGACTCGGGATCGACTCCGACGACCGACCTTCGTCCGGGCCTTGTCCTGGCGCAGCTGTCGAACGGGTCGTTCACCAACTACGACCCAACGTCAGCGACCGCCGAGAAACGAGTGGCAGTTGCCATCAATGCCCTGGGTCTTCGGATGACGGACATTGATGGCAACGCAGTCGATCGCTTCTGCACAGTGCTGGTTGGTGGTGCAGTGAAGGCTGGTCAGCTGATCGGCCTGGACTATCAAGCTCGTCAGCAGCTCTCGCAGAACTTCATCTTCGATGACGACCTGCAGGGTCAGCCGCACGAGCACACTGGTGTCCTCTGGGTCGCCACGGCCCAGACGCTGACGGCAAGCCAGTCTGGCCTTCTGATCGCAACGACTGGCACAGGCGCCGTGACGCACGTGCTTCCCGCCATTGCGACATCGGAAGGGGTCAAGTTCGAGTTCCTGAACATGGCCGACCAGAACCTGATTATCGCGTCGGCCGAGGGTGACAACATCGTTGCCATCAACGACGTGGCAGCCGACAGTCTGGCATTCCAGACTGCATCCGAGAAGATCGGTGCTCGGCTTCAGATCGAGTGTGTCCGGACTGCGGCCGGGCTCAAGTGGATCTACAAAAACCTGACCGGAGCAACGATCACTGTCGCGACCTAATCCGTCGTGAGAGTTCGTGCTGTCACAGAAATAACCCACACCAGAAGAGGTGATTTGAGATGCCATCGATTCAGTCAGTCTTGAGGGCAGAAGTCATCACGGAGGTTGTCAGCCGAATCGCTGCAACCAACACGACGCTTCTGACCATGTTCGAAATGGGTCCGGGCGGTCGCGCCGTTCGCCCCGTTGGTCATCGGTTCGGTTCGTACGATGTCTTCAACAACTCCCGGTACACCGGCCCTGCGTCGGCTCCAGGGGATGCTGCGACTCGCATCAACCGCCAGAAGGCCGGGAACGTGCCATACACGATCGCTCGTACCCATCCGAGCATCTGGCTTCCGGCCGAAGAGATCCACAACTTGCGGCCCATCGGCGGTCCGTCGAGTCAGTTCGATGAAGGTGGTGCGTCCTACATCGCTCAGCAGGAGCGGTACCTGGGGCAGACCATCGGAAACCATCGGACGCTGCTTCTGCAGGGCATGCTTCGCGGTGCGTTGTATGCTCACCAGAACGGCAACGAGATCTACTGGAACCACACCAGTTCCGGTGCCGTGATGACCATGGACTTCCGCATGCCAGCTGGCAACAAGAGCCAGCTCAACATGCTGGGGACCGGCAACATCATCGATACGTCGTGGGACAACCCCACGGCGAACATCCCGAAGCACCTGACCGACATCAATGCCGCGTTTCAGGTGTTGGCTGGTTCTCAGCTGAACATGGTCATGGTGACCAGTGCTGTGTGGCAGAACGTAATCAACAACGACTACGTCGTCACCCAGGCTGGTGTCGCCAACACCGCGTTCGATGAGTTCGAGCGACGTATCGGCACCAACCCTGATGGATCCCCGATCAACCAGTTCCGCGGTCGGTTGCGATGCCTGCCGTGGATCGAGTGGGTGATCATGGACGAGGGCGTTGAGATCGGACCTGACGGCAGTGCGACGTACACCAAGCACATTGGTGACAGCAACGCCGCGTTCCTTCCGACACCCCGGCCTCAGCTCTTCCAGATGCTGGAAGGCAGCGAGCCGGTCAGTGATCGCGAAGGAGCTCCTCAGGTCGTTCGGACAGGCACCTATGCCTGGGCCGTCAACTCCTCGAACCCGACCGGCACCACGCTGTTCGCCCTGGACAACGCGATTCCCGCCGCGTACGTCCCGGCTGCTTACGCGTACGGAACGGTCGTGTTCTAAGGTCTGCCTTCCGGGCGGGGCGGCGAGCGTGGTTTCTTCCAGTGTCCACCTCGCCGCTCCATCCCCGGTCGCAAACCACTCCACTCAACAAAAACCGGTAACCGGAGAGAGAAAACATGACTGGTTTCGTGACGCCAATGGCCAGCCGTCGGACGCGACGAATGGTCAAGTCATTCACATTCGACGGAGCAGCGGGCAGCGGTGCGATTGGCACAGTGAAGATTGCCACGATCACCGGAGCCATCCGGATCTTGTCTCTCGTCGTCCGATGCACCGACAGCCTGACGGGGGCCACGGCAACAATTTCGCTCGGCACCGCGTCAGATGTCGACAGCCTGATTGCTGTCACCACGGCAACTGACTTGGATGCTGGAGAGATCTGGAACGGCGCGTCACCCGTCGGCGGTGCGGTCGCTGCGATCGTTGACAAGATGTGCAACGAGGACATCAACGTCAATGTCCTCGTCGCGGCTGTCGATGGTGGTACGATCGAAGTCGACATGTCGTGGGTCCCGGCCTCAGCCAATGGGAACGCAGCGTAGGCCGCGGGCAACGTCCTGCTGCCGATGGAGATAGATCACAGAGCGGTTGCGGGAGTCCGCTTCCGCTCTGTTTTTCATTGCAAATCCCGGAGGTTGCCACATGTCAGCGTACTGCAGCCAGTCCGATGTCGAGTCGATCATGTCCGAAGTTGGCGTCGACCTTCATGCTGACGACCGATGGCCGCTTTGGACTGAAGACCCAGGGTCCCCGATCTCCCCAGCGGCTGGCGACACGGCCACGGCCATCCAGTATGTCACCGAAGCGATCGAGCGAGCGTCAGCCAAGATCGACATGGGACTGGGGATGAAGTTCGAGCCATCGAGCTTTCCCAGCAGTGACTGGGTCAAGTGGTGCTGCGCGTACCTTGCCGCATGCGAGATCTTCCGCCGCCGAGGAAACTCAATTCCCGACTCGATCTTGAGTCAGTGCGAGTATTACACCGAGATCATCGACCGGGTGATGTCTGGAGAGATCGGGTACATTCCGGACCTGACCCCCCGGCACGAGCCAATTCCAGCCATGTCGAATCTGCGGGTCGACAACCGGTACGTGGATGCAAGGATCAGGGTCCAGCAGGTCGTCAGTGCCGGGCGAACCGACTCTTCCAAGCCAAGGCACGTGGACGTCTACGGAGGGACAGGCTGGGCGAGGTTCTTCTGATGGCATTCAGTGGGAGCATCGACGAACTGATCTCGCTTGCAGCCGAGCATGCGACGTCAGAAGACAGTATGCGTGAACTGTCAGGTAAGGTACTGGACGCCATCAAGTCTGACTACAAAGCCAAAGCGAGCGGGGGACAGGATTCGAACGGAATGTCATGGGCGCCGACGGCTCGTGGCCCAGAGATCATGATTGACACCGGGAAGCTCTTCAACAACATCTCGGTCAGGTCGTCAGGCGGCGAGGTTGTCGTGTACGTCGATCCGGCGGTTGTTCCGTACGCAGACTTCGCGTTGTCATGTCGCCCTGCGTGGCCAGAAGATGGTACAATCCCGCCCACATGGAAGAAGATCATTGACGAACACATGATCGAGAAGTTCGTCGGGTACCTTCAGAAGAATGCCAAATGAGCAGGCGGAACCTCAAAAGAGCGGTCATGCTTGTCCTCAAAGAGTCACTGACTCTTGGCGAGGGAAGCGAGATTGACACCACTCAAGGCGGTCGTCCACATCCCCGAGCTGGAAGACTGTTCGTTGGTGTTCACGGCGGTTCATGGACGGCGAGAGTTCACAATGTTGAGTGCCTTGATGAGGAGTTCGAGGTTCTGCTGACCGTGTCGATCCGTGGGACGAACATTCCGACCGACCGGTGGGGAGGACAGCTACTCGACGCGGAGGACGGACTGGACTTCATCTCCCGTCAGATCATCCTGGTGCTCCACGAGCAGTGGGACGTCATCAACAGGGCGAACACGCTCACGGAGAATTCGGCACAGTATTACATCGAGTCGTCTGTCTCTCCGTTCGCTGAGCCGCTACGTTTCTCCGGGTGCTCAGAGCCGGTCGATCGAGACAGTTCGTGGTGGGAAGGTTCAAACAGAACGGGGACTTCCAAGATGGAGGGAGTCTCGAACACGTTGCGATTCAATGGCGGCAGACGGCTGCAAGTCATGTCCTTGGCCGAGAAGAATTAGGAGCCTTTAAGATGGCAGTCACAACATTGGTGACCCCGATTTCTGGGGCATACACAGCTGCCTACGGGACGCTCGACTCCGAGGTTAGTCTCGGTTGCGTACAAAACGGCGTTCGAATGGTCCAGCAGGTATCCAAGCAGGTCATCACGTGCGACACATACGGTGACTCTGTTGTCGATGCCGTATTCCGTGGCGGTAACGTATCGGTGATTCTCGAGGCCATTGAGTACGGCAAGGCTGTCGGCGCGATGTGGCCATACGGTTCGAATCCAAGCATCATGGGTCTGTGCGGTCGGCTCGATGTCGGTTCGAGCATCGCGCAGTCTTTGCTGCTGTCAGCCGTTCAGGGGACTCCGGCGAATCCTGCAGGCACGTCAGGTTCTCCCCTGACAATGCAGGCTCCATTTGCGATCATCGACGAAGGTCAGCGAACCGAGATCATGCTGGCAAACATGCTTCGAACGGTCCCGTTAGTGTTCCGGTTGTACCCGTGGGTCGACGATGGTGCCCCGACCGTCGTTCGCTGGATGACCTACCAAACAACCAACCCGTGATCGAGAGCCATGCCTGAGTACAAGATCAACATCACTGCCGACTTTGAGGCAGAGGCGTCAAAGGCCATCAAGCAAACTGTCGATCGCGGTCGCGAAATCAAGCGAGAGACTGAGGACCCCAATGCGCCATGGAGTAGTCAGGCAAAGTCGGACATCGCGGAGACGCTCAAGGCGGGCGGTCGCCTCAAGGACGTTTATCAGTCCATCAAGAAGGGGGAACACTCGCTTGATGAGCTTCTGAAATCTGCAGAGCAGATCCAGCAGATCCAGAAGCGGTACTCGATGATGCTACTGCACATGCCGACGCCCGACCTGCGGGCTTCGGTGCAGTTGCAGATGAAGACGTTCGACCACATGCGAAGAATGATTGAACGCAAGGTCGACGAAGGTGTATCCATGAGCCTGGGCCCTGGGACTGACGAGGGCGGCGGAAGCTCGCTTGCTGACGCACCAGGGATCGGCACTGGGTTGATGTCAAGCATGCGTCAGCTTCAAGCTGGCGTGGCAATGCTCTCGAAGAGGATGTCGCCCGGTGCAACAAGACAGGGCATGCGTCACGCCGTGAGACTGATGGGGAAAGTTGCTGGTGTCGCCGGACCAGCTGCCGTCGCTGCGATGGCGCCCAGCGGCAACACTGGACGCCTTGGCCAGTCGGGAGCCACTGGCGATGCAGTCACGTTCGCCGCCGGGCTTGCTGGCGGATCACTTGGCGGGCCGCTTGGCTCTGCTGTTGCCGCTGGTGTAGCAAAAGCCAGCCAGACAGCTTGGAACAAGATGATCGAGGGGATCTACCAGATCGCAGAGCACTCCAGGAACATGGCACAGCGACTGGAGACCTACACTGCGAACCTGTCAGGGTACAGCCCGCAGGCAACGTCGTTCGAAGCAAGGCTTGACATCGCCAGGGAGCAGGCCCAGTTCCGAAGAGCACGTGCGCTGGATCGTGCCGTCGGGCTTGGTGCTGATGCTGCGATCGAAGGTGAGATGCGAGGCCGTGCATTCTTCGATCAGGTTGACCGGCTGCAGATCTTATTGAATGGCCTGTTTGACAAGCTCTTCAATGCCTTTCTTGGACCAATCCTGGATCTGATCACGAAGCTTCTGGAGAAAGTTGCAGATCTTGTTGAGCACTTCCTTGGGGAAGCTGGCAAGAACCAAGAGGAGTTCATGAATAACGCCGTGGACATCATGAAGCTCTTCGCCCCAGAGGGCGCAAAGCAGATAATCCAGGCTGGCCATGAGTTAGGGAAGGCTGCAAGAAAGTGGCTCCAGAATGAGGCTGCGAAAGGTGATCTGTTTGATCCATTGACTGACGAGTTTCTTGGCCCGTTCGCTGGCCTGAACAACAGGCTCGGAGAAAAGGCCCCACAATTCGCCTTCGGGAACTGACATGACCAAGGTTCAGGTCCAGCGGGCGGAAGACGTCCGGATCAATTACAACGGAATGGAATTCAACAGCCCGCTGACGAACGTGTGGCTCGGCGGCGCTCCAGTTACAGACAGGTCGGGCCGTGTCACTCAGTACGTGCAGTACACGTTGCACATCGTTGGAGTGATCACGTACGACCGGGGCGGAGGCACGGCAGCATTCTCTGCGTCAAACAGTCCGCAGAAGTCGGAAGGACTGAAGGGGCCGACGGAGCCATCGGGTGGTGTCGGTCGGCTCAGGAACTCTGAGCGGGCTGACCAAAGGATTGGGCGCAATACGGGCATTCTGGGCAATGGTGCCACCGACACGGTCAGAAATCGCCTGTTGCAGCAAGGCGGCGCGCTGATCTGCTCCGGGTATGGGTTTGGTGACATCTTCGTCAACACGTCAGGTGATGGCCGAAGCGGTGTTGAGAATCTCGATGTCGTTTGGGGACCTGTTCCGGAGAATGTGGTCGTCAGGCCAATTGGCGGACCGAACACAGTCATGGAGGTATCCATGACGATCCGGTTTTGCATTGGAGAGTGTTGGGGAGGGCGTCCTCTTGGCCCTGGCCGAAACGTGGTCAGACTACGGGAGTTCTCGTATGCGATCCGATACTCGATCGACCAGACTGGCCATACCTCACGAACACTGACGGGCACGCTGTCAATTGCAGCAAACAGGAAGCCCGTCAACAGCATTGACGCTGACCGTCCAGCCAATCAGCCGAACGCCGAACTGGATGGTTCGGTTGATCGCGCGAGGGACTACATCACAGCACTCATGGGGCAAAGCTTCACCCTCCCACCGGCAGGGTTCATCAGGCAGTCTCAGGATTACGCTATTGATGAAAGCCATTCGTCGATCTCGTTCAGCATTACCGACAGCGAGGTTCCGTCAGACAATGCGTACCCGCCGGGGATCGCTTCTGCTGTTGTGACGCATCGCGCATCCCTCAGTCGCTCGAATGCAAAGTTCTCCAGGGTTATTAACACGATCAGCGGGTCAATGACTGCTGCAGCCGGGTACGCCCGATGGCACGCATGGACGAGAGCGTACCTGCTCATCCGCCAGAGGATCCTTGAGGGCCGAAGGGACCCGATCACATTTGCGGTTCTTACGGACCTGGAGATTGTCGAAAACATCTACGGAAAGAATGTCGACTTCAGTGTTTCATGGACTCTCACGTACCTTCCCGAACTGGCGAAAGCGGCAAGGCCCCGGAGAGGTAACCCCGGCGTTGGCGAGATGATCGGAGACGTCGCCGAGGGCGCAGTCAGGATCAACATTCCAATCCCAAACAGGGACATCGCCGGAAACGCTTTCGGCGAAGGGTTCATTGGTGGGGACCCTGGCGAAGGCGATCGAAAGCGAAAAGAGCTCGAAATCGGTACGTCGTTCTTCAGCTACGCGAACTTCTATTCGTCGAATGGTTTGTTCAAGGGCACTGGCGACAAATGGAACGACTGGCAGGAGAGCATGCAGTTCAACCTGTCGGCGAGGGGTAACCGCAGGCTCATCTACGATTCGTCCCAGGAGACGTTCTACAGCCTGTGCAACCCGGCTGTCGGAACAGACATCGACGGAGGCGCTCGCGAGCTGACAGCAGGACCGAGGGTCTACCTTGGCGAGATCGGAAGCCTGTCGTGCAATTGCCCACCAGCGAACAGGTCCTACCTTGACTACCGTCAGTCAGTCACGGACAGGTCAAGCGGAAAGATTCTCCAGATTGACTCGCTCCCTGGGGACCCGCTCAACGTAACCAATGACCCGAAGGACGGCACGTACCGAAACAGCACGGGGACCGAGTACGAGTACCCTTCAACGCGGTCGTACACCGACTATGATGGGTCCGTCAAGTCTGAATCCGTAGCCCCTGGGACGCAGAAGCGGGCAACGATCCGGTTCGGACCTGACGAAGGCGACATCTGGCTTGTCGGGTATGCCGAGAGGCTGTGCTACAATGTCCAGATCCCCAAGTTGGCCAACGTCCTGACGATCGACGGGGAAACTTACGCAATCGACAAGTCAGCCCAGGATTCGCATGTCGTGAGAAGATGGCAGTCAGGAAGTCTTGGTGGATGCCCGGTCTATCGCGCGACGTGGGCCTTCAAACTGAAGAAGACGAACGCTGGTGGCATCAACAGGGACGAGGCTATTATTGTCGACGACTCCGGAATACCCCTGGGTCCGGAGCCAATAAATGTCGAGGATGTTGATGAGAGAGGATTCCTGACGCCCCCGTAGGCAGAAATGACACTGGAGAGAAAATGACGCAGTACAATTTGGACATAACGCTGGTTGACGATCCTGGGATCACCAGGATCGAGTTTGCTGACGGTCAGGTCTTGGAACTCGATACGATCGAGTACGGCTCATCGCTCAACGATATCGCGATCAGCATCTCCAGCGAGTATCCAATCCCCGAAGGCACAATTGGCGATGATCTGACGAAGATTAAGGCCGTGCAGGGACTCGAATACGCAAAGAGAGTGACAGAGAAGCTGAATGAGATGACGGGCGTCAAGATCTCACAGCATGTTGCCTCGAGAGTGGCGGAAATCATCAACAATGAGTACGAGGCCCTCATAAAAAAGTCCGAGGGCGTCTCCGAGTCTCCTACCACACCGGAATTGACGCCAGAACCCTCACCGACCGAGATGTGATACTAGCGAACGAGGCGATCGACTCGATCGTCGCGGAAGAGACGCTGAACAAGATCAGGGCTGGATCGAAGTCAAAGTACGAGATTCGTAGGCTCGTCCTCCTGGCCACTGGCGATCCGGATGAGGCAGACAAGGTCTTCAGCGACATCTGGATTCAGGAACAGCTGCAGGGGATGAAGAATGAACAGCCCGGCACCAGCTAACGGCAAGGCTCACAGCCGCATCACGTCAGAGCAGACGTCGGGCTACCGGCCGACGGTGATCATGCATCCGTACTGGCTCGACCAGTCGATGCCGCCGTTCACGATCTGGGTCATCGAGCGAATGCGAATCGACCCGCAAGTGAAGCTCTGCACGTCGGTCAGAACCGCACCGCTGATGCGGCCGATCTTCGAGGTCTCTGGCGACAAGGAGGTGACCAAGTTCGTCAGCGACACGCTCCGGGCGTTCTGGACCAAGGCGATCAGAAAGGTCGCCAAGGCCATGGTCTATACGCTGTGCGGCGGTGAGATCCTCTACGAGTGGGACGAGCAAAAGAGTCAGTTCCGGTTTCGCGGATTGAGCTCAATCTACCCGACCGACTTGAAGATTCGGTCGCTGAATGGACGGTTCACTGGTCTTCGCGTCAGGATGCGGCGAGGACGGATTCACGCCCAGAATGTCGGCAAGGAACACCCTGACGATGTTATCCTGAGGCTCCCTAAGGCATTCCTCTATCTGCACAACCGGGAATTCGGCGCGTGGACCGGCCGATCGATCTACGAGTCGGCTTACAAGCCCTGGTTTGACAAGGCCGAGAGGGACGGCGGGTACGACATTCGCCGCCTGTGGTACTACAAGTGTGCGTTTGATGGCGGCGACATCTACCACCCCGAGGGGAACTACGTCGACCCAGACACCGAAATGGTGATACCGTACCAGGACATCGCTCGTCAGATCATGGAGATGGGCAAGACTGGTGGCGTTTACGCGTTCCCGAATTCAACCGACGCGAACGGCCAGAGAAAGTGGGAGCGACGTCCTCCGGCTGGAAATGGGTCAGGCGGTGACATTCTTGGCTACATTGACAGCCTGGACGTCGAGATCAGCCGCGGGCTTGAAGTTCCGGACGACATCATCAGCCAACAGGGCGGGACAGGCTCGTACTCTGGCCGCGCGATCCCGCTGGCTGCATTCATGGCGATCGCGAACGAGACACTGACGGAAATGGTCTCTGCCGTCGATGAGTTCGTCATCGCACCGCTGGTCAGAATGAACTTCGGGTCCGACAGACTCTACGAGATCATGTCGGCCAAAGTCGATGTGAATGCGTTTACTGGTGAGCAGCAGCAGCAGCAGCCGGGGGACCAGCAGCAGGAGAGTCAGCCACCAGACGGTCAGCAGCCGCAGGAGGGGGGCGACCAGCAGCCAGAGATGATGTTGTCGAGGATCGAAGAGGTTCATGGCAGCGACCCGCTCGCGAAGGTTATCGAACATCTTGACCGATCGGTCGGGAAGACGAACGTCGGGTTCACGTTCAGCGGCGACGAGCTCCACTTGGCGTACAACCCCAACCAGAAGCGGGCGCCGATCGGCGGGATCAACATTCGCGGAACGTTCTACCCCGGTGGAAGGTGGATTCCTCCTGGTGTGTTCGATAAGGCAACACCTGAGCAGCAAACAAAGATCGAGAAGGCAACAAAGGGGTTCGCCCCTCCAACAGTGAATCTGCCGAAGCTGAAACTGACGGACAAAGCGAAGGCAAAACTGGCGAGCGGGGAAAAGAAGAAGCCCTACGAAGAGCACCGGCACCCGACGGACGAAGAGCTCGAGAAGCTTCGCAAGGGCGAAATGGGCGAGGGAAAGTTTCGAAAGCCGTGGAAGGTCCGAAAGACCGCATACCAGAAGAACCTGATTCGAAACTACAAGCTGAGCAAGGTTGCCGAAAAGTACGAGAGTCCGTTCAGGAGCCTCACTCATGAAATCATGAGAGACATGGGGATTGAACCAGGGAGTGAAGAGAACGCTAATCTGACCAGCGAGCAAAAGGCAGAGCTGCTCAACAGGATCGTCAGCGACAAGCGGTACTGGGAGAATGCCCCTGAACGATCAGAGGTCACGCTCTTTGGGCCAGAGTTTGCCGCAATGAGCAAGGAGGAGCAGAAAGCGTACTCCGAGGCCATGGCCGCAAAGGTCGACATGTCCGATAACGTCGGGGCGAAGTACGCCGTTGCGAAGCACCTCAGCAAACGAGCCGCGGAGCACGGAAAGCTTGACTGGAGGAATCCTCAGGAAGACATCTACAACCAGATTGTTGACGGGATCGTCCACGACACAATCTACAACCTGAACAGGGACCCCGACTCTCAGCACTGGTATGAGGATCAGGTTGAACGGTCGATCACGGCAATGGGACTGATCCACCCTGAGCTGAATGATGATGACTCGGCAAGGCAGGCGGGGTTCTTCGGCAACGACTCCATGTCGCCGTCAGATGAAGCGAGGAAGTCGTTCCTGGCAATTTTGGCCATCACATCGAATGGCCAGACAGTCATGAAGCACTTCCACGAGACTGTTGATCTGTTTGATGAGTTCA